AAACTTTTTGGCGCGGACCCCTTGCGAAAACACCCGTTGACTGATTAGATTTACACTTGCCGAGTTATTACCAAAAATGGTCAGGCCAACGTGCCTGAGAGTCGGTGGATGGGACGTGGTTTGCTGCCGCGCGGGTGGGGCAACGCAGCACCCCCCTTGCGGTTGCGGCGTGATGACCGATAACCTGGAGTTATGCGGAGTCCTTCAGCCCAACCCACGACGGTCGATGTCCGGCTGCACAAGCTGCACCCCGGCCAGAAAGCCATCGCCGACCACCCGGCCCGGTTCCGGGTCGTCATGTGTGGCCGGCGGTTCGGGAAGTCGGCCTTAGGCATCCGTCTGGTCTGCGATGCCGCGCTCAAAGGCCAGCCGGTGGGGTGGTTCGCCCCCAGCTACAAGCTGGCGCTGGAAGCGTGGCGGGAACTGGTAGTGCGACTGGGACCGTTAATCGACCGGCAGTCGGAGCAAGACAAGCGGTTGGAACTGAAAACCGGCGGGGTGGTCGAGGTCTGGACCTTGGACAGCCCTGACCCCGCCCGTGGACGTAAATACGCGCTGGCCGTCATCGACGAGGCCGGCATTGCGAAAGATTTGCTGGCCGTCTGGCAAGCCGCCATCCGTCCGACCCTGGTTGACCTGGGGGGTCGAGCCCTCATCCTTGGTACGCCCAAGGGTCGGCGGCATGGCTTTGTGGTCCTGTTTCACCGCGGAGAGGCAGGGGATGACCCGGACTGGGCCAGCTTCCGGGCCAGTACGCTGACCAACCCCTACATCCCCGCCGAGGAAGTCGAAGCGGCCCGAAAAGAACTGCCGCCCGAGATTTTCCAGCAGGAGTTCGAGGGTATCCCGACCGACGATGGCGCGAACCCCTTCGGGTTAGAGGCCATCCGCCAATGCGTCGGCGAGCTGAGTACCGAGCAGCCGGTGGTCTACGGAATCGACTTGGCGCGGTCGATGGACTACACCGTGGTCTGTGGGCTGGACCCGTGGATGAAGGTCTGTGTCTTGGAGCGCTGGCAGTCGCCGTGGGCCGAAACGAAGACCAAAATTGCAGAGATGGTCAAACAAGTCCCCGTCGTGGCCGATGCCACGGGCGTGGGCGACGCGATTGTGGCGGACTTGCAGACGATGGGCCTGTCGGTCAGTCCGCATGTCTTTACCCAAAGCAGCAAGCTGCGCCTCATGCAGCGCCTGATTGCGGTCTTTCAGGCGAAGGACCTGACCATCCCGGAGGGGTGGCTCCAGTCCGAGCTGGAGGCGTTCGAGTTTACCTACACGGCCAACGGGGTCAAGTACGAGGCCCCGAAAGGCTACCACGATGACGGCGTGATGGCGCTGGCCTTGGCCATCCACGGGTGGGACCGGGTCCAGTGCGTGAAGCCCGATGGCTCGGTCCCCCCGCCGTCCCTGATTGGCAATGACCCCCATGTGGCCGAGAAGGACCACACCCCGCAGTCCCTCGCGACCGTGGGCGATTTCACCTCGCAGTTGCCCTTGGAGGGCTGGTAAATGGACAAGAAGGCCCGGTTTATGGAGGCGGTCGCCCAGAAGGTCGGCAAGCGCACCCCGATGATGAAGCGCAAGGGCGGCCCGTCCGTCCTCATCGCCATTGGCGCGCCGAAGCCCGGCCCGATGATGGAGGGCAAGATGGGCAAGGACAAGGCCGAGGAGATGGACGGCGAAGAGAAGATGTCGAAGGCCGACAAGATTGCCGCGCTCCAGGAGAAGATTGCGTCCTTGAAGGCCGAGCTGGCCCTCCTCGAAGACGAGGATGAGGAGATGGACGACGAGATGGAGATGGAGAAGGACGAGCAGGAGTACGAGGACGAGGACGAGGACTGAGCCATGGCGAAGTCCCCGGCCTGGCAACGCGCCGAAGGGAAGAACCCTGAGGGTGGGTTGAACGAGAAGGGGCGGGCCAGCTTGCGCGCCGAAGGGCGGAACATCAAGCGGCCCGTGAAGGCAGGGGAGGCCAAGCGGTCTCCCGCAGCAGCGAAGCGCCGGGTGGCATTTTGCCGGCGGATGAAGGGCATGAAGGCCAAACTCACCAGCGCGAAGACGGCCAACGACCCGAACTCGCGCATCAACAAAAGCCTCCGGGCTTGGGACTGTAACTAATGGCAGCGACCCTCCTCAAAACCAACACCGTGGCGGCCTCCACCGCCAACGCCGCTGCAACCGTCAGCGGCTTCCCGTCGCCGGGCGAGGTCGCCGTGCAGCTCGTCGATGCGACCGAGGGCGGCACCTGGTCCGGCACCGTGACTTTCGAGGCCACGGTTGATGGGACCAACTGGGTCTCGTATGAGCTGTACCCGACCACCGACCTTGGCGCGTCGGCGCTGACCGCCACCGCGACGGCCGATGGCGTGTTCATCGGGAAGTCCAATGCGTTCTCGGGCTTCCGCGCCCGTCTGTCCACTGCCACGTCTGGCACCGTCAACATCACTGTCCGCTACGCGGCCTACTAACCTCCAGAGGAATTACACATGTCTTTCGTTGAGTACAGCAACGCCGATGCCGCCAAGATGGCTTTCGTCAATGCGATGTCGGGGCTCGGGGTGGATACGACCGTCTCGGTCGATGCCAACGCGCTCCTCTTCGCGCAGGCCGCCAACTCGGCGTCCGGCGTCCCCGTGACGCAGGGCGGCCCGGGCACGCTCGGGACCGGCACCATCCTGAAGCAGTCCATCGCCAACGTCGGCGACCTGATTGTCACCTCCATCCTCGTGGACCTCACGGGGCTGAACAGCGGCGGGACCGCTGGCGACATCATCGGCAAGAACGGCACCGGGGCGGCCTACATCTCGCGCCTCTCGGCCGCGAACGGCACTATCACTGCGATTCGCATGACCTGCCTCGAGACCCCGGCGGGCGGCGACACCGACCTTGACCTCTACTCGGCCACCGAGGGGACCGGGGTTGAGGATACCGCCATCACGGCGCTCACCGAGGTCCAGCTCATCAACGCCGGGACGCAGTCGTCCGGCACGGTGACGGCGGCGGCGTCGATGCCGGCGGCCACCACCGACTATCTCTACCTCGTCGGGCAGGGCACGTCGAACGCGACGTACACGGCGGGCAAGCTCCTCATCGAGCTGTACGGTATCTAATGCTGGCACATCTGCTCTGGGCTGCCGTCACGGTCTACGCGATACGACAGATTGGAGACATTGCAGTGCGGTTCGCTCCTGCTTGCCCAGAGACCGCACTGCCTCCCGCTCCGGTAGAACTGCCCGACGACTTGGTCGCGGTAGCGATGCAGGAGCGGGAGAGTTGGGCCCAAGAAGAAGTCCTCCGCGCGATTCGTGAACGGTACGAAGAGCTTCGTGATTGGAACAAGGTCCGCGCTGCGGTTGGCGTGGGCCGTATCGACTAACCCATGACTATTCCCTACACCGACGCGCTGCTGGACGATGCCCTGGTGCGGGCGATGGAAGGCTTCAGCAATGAGCCGACCGACCCGAACACGCAGGTCGCGCCGAATCCCCCGGAGGATACGGGCCGGACGCCGACCGAAGATATGGCGGCGTTGCAGCGGGCGCTGTATGGGGCCGATTTCCCCGGCGCGGACCCGGCCACCGAGAACGAGATGTCGGCATGGGCCAGCTGGACCCGTGGCCTCTGGGAGTCCCGTCGGGAGGCGGTGCAGATGCACCTCCACTTGGTCGAACGGAACCGCTTGTTCCGGGCTGGCCAGCAGTGGATTTCGGCCAATGGCCTGGGTCCCTGGCGCGAGCCCGCCCGTCCGCGTGATGCGGCCCGGGTCGTTTACAACATGATGGACAAGGCGCTCGACCAGCGCCTCCAGATTCTCGTGGACCAGCGGCCCGGCTTTACGGTCACCCCCGTGACGCAGGACCCGGACGATAAGCGCAAGGCGCAGGCCCAGCAGCTCTCGCTGGAGTACCAGTACGAGCAGCTCCAGATGCCACGCCTCTCTCGTGAGGCCGCCTTCTGGTCGCAGACCGACGGCGTCTCGTTCTGGCACATGTTCTGGGACCCCGACCGTGGGCCGTGGGATGAGCGGCTGGGCGAGATGCCGGGCCAGAAGAAGCCCTTGGGCGACATCGGCTGCCAGACGCTCCGCGTCGAGCAGGTCCGCGTCAGCCCCAACGCCACCGTCTCCCAGATGCCGCACTGGGTCGTGATTCGGGAGGTCATCTCGCGTGCCGAGGCCGCGTTCCGCTACGGCGTGACGGGGCTGGACGGCGCAGATACCTCGATGGGCTACGGCGACGGCGGCCCGGCCTACTCCGGCTCCGAGGGCATCGGGAGCTGGGTGCTGACCCAGACGACCATCGGCGAGGGCCAGCGGCTCCGGGACGAGGATGTGACCGAGCGGTTCACGGTCTACATCGCCCCGCACGCCGACGCGCTGCCGGAAGGCTTGCACCTGATTGTGGTGGGCGACACGGTGGTCTTTGGCCCCGCGCCGCTCCTCTGGAATACCATCCCCGTGGTGGCGATTCGAGATGGGTCCAGTGACCCGTCCTACTATCCGCGTCCGGTGATGGAGCAGTGGATTGACCACCAGATGCGCATCAATGCGCTGCTCTCCAAGTGGGTCGAGAACATCCGCGTCAACGCCGGTGGGCGCTTCCTGACCCGCCCGAACACGATTGCCACCGAGACGTTTATGGGCGGCGTCACCTCGATGATTGAGATTCGAGGGGCGGGGCCGATGGGCGATTCCATCCAGCCGGTGCAGGGCTTCTCCGTCGGCAACGACGTGAAGGAGGCGCTGGCGCTGGAGAAGACGGCCTTCGAAGACGCCTCGGGCTGGAACGCGGTCAGCCGTGGGCAGGTAACCGGTGAGTCGGGCCGTGCCATCATCGCCAGCCGCGAGCAGCTGGAGCGGGTGTTCAGCCCCGCCGTGCAGGCGTTGGCGCAGGCGTACACCGATTGGTGTAAGGTCTGCATGGCCGGGATGGCATGGGGCTACGATGTGCCGCGTGCCTTGGGCGCGGTCGGCAAGGGCCGGCCGGACCTGGCCCGGGCGGTCAGCACCACGGACTTCGACGGGCAGTCGGATGTCCGCGTGGAGCCGGCGACGCTCATGCCGATGCCGATGGCCTTCCGGCTCTACCTGCTCGACAACTGGCTCCAGACCGGCGTGATTGACGCGAAGGAGTACCGGCGTCGGCAGATGTTCGCGGTCGCCAAGGACATCGCCACGCCCGACGAAGACCAAGAGGCCCGCGCCAAGCGGGTGGCCGATGCCCTGCGGATGGGGCTGCCGGTCCCCGACCTGCGCTGGCAGGACAACGAAGCGATTCATCAGGACGTGCTGGAGCGGGAGATTCTGCTTCAGGACGACTTGGACCCGACGATTATTGCCGCCGCGCAGGAGCGGTGGATTGCTTTGGCCAATCAGGCCACGCAGAAGCAGGGGGGCGGCGCTCCACCGGCCATGGGGCCGGCAGGCGGTCCCCCGGCTGGCCCTGGCGCCGCCAGTGTGCCCTCTCTCCCGCCGAGTCAGCTGCCACTTGCGGCCGGGAATCCCCCTATCGGCGTCGCGCCTATGCTCCAGCAGGGGCTGGCGGGTGCGCCGGAAGCGGAGGTTGCCGCGCAGCAGGCGGACATCCTGTCTCGCCAATCGTAAGGAGTTCCGATGGACATCAGTACCGCGTTGTCAGAGGCCGCCGAGGCCGCGATGCAGAGCGTTGCGACGCCTGCCCCCGCGCCAGAGGTCGAACCAGCTGCCGACGAGCCCGAGGAAACGGCTGCACCAGCCGCCGAATCCGAGGAAACCGCCCCAGAATCCGAGGAAACAGAGGCGGACAGCGAGGAAACCGCTGAACCTGAGGAGGCCGTTGACCTCCCCGAAGGGTATGTGGCGGTGCCGGTCGTGGCCGACAAGCTGGCGACCGAGTTTGTGCTGAAGGACGCGGAAGGCGAGGTCGAAATCCCCGCCCTTATCGTCGAGTACAAGGCCAACGGGAAGGTCCGACAGGACCGGCTCGACCAAGTGGTCAAGTTGGCGCAGTTCGGGGTCTATAACGAGGCCCGCGAGCAGCAGTTCAAGCAGACCGAGCAGCAGGCGCGTGAGCTTCAGGAGGAGCGGGAGGAGCTGGCGCGGATAGTACAGGAGCGGGAGGCGCAGCTGGAGCGTATCCTGCAAGATGAGGACTTTTTCCTCTCGGTACGCGACGCCTATCAGGCGGAAAACAGCCCAGAGAAGCGGGCCGAGCGTGCGGAACAAGAGGTGCAGCGGATTCGGATGGAAGCCCAGATGGCCTCCATCACCAATGCAGGACAGCAGTTTTACACGTCCGAGGTATCCCCGGCGCTGGACCTGATTGCTCAGGCCCTGCCTACCGTGACCCCGGCCGAGTTGGAAGAGCGGATGGCATATGCCATGCAGCTGCACGCGCAAGTCGGGCCGAATGGCCAAGCCTACCTTCCCGCGTCAGCGTATGATGCCGCCCGGCAGTACATCGTGAATGACCTCGCCGTTTGGGCGCAGATGACCCATGCCCGCCGCAGTGAGACTGCTACCCCGCCGCAGGTCGCGGAGGCGCAGCAAGCTGCCGTGAAAGCACAGGTCGAAGCGCAGAAGGCGAAGCGGATGCTTGGACAGGCCACCAAGCCCGTCGGTCGTGCCGCGACCCCGGCCTCGTCGTCCAAGAAGGCGACGAAACCCAAGACCGTGGATGACGCCCTCGATAGTGCGATGAGCGAAATCCTCGCGTCGATTCGTTAATCTCTCACTCAAGGAATTAAGGCACCATGCCTTCACCGACTGTTATCACCGATGCGGAGCTCACTGGGCTCCTCAAGAACGTCTACTCGCAGTTCCGCGAGAAGGTGCAGAACCTCGTCACCCCGCTTCTCGCGCAGCTTGAGAAGGGGCGTGCCGGCGGCCCGCGCAACATGCGCTGGGGCGGCAACAACGTGTTTTTCGATGTCGTGACCGGCCGTCCGGCTGGGGCGACCTTCTCGTCGGCCGGGTACTTCCCGCCTGACACCACCGCCACGGAAGTCCAGGCGAACGTCGGCGTGGTTCGTGCGTACACGACCCGCCAGATTGACGGGCTCGCCTTCGTCGGCACGCAGTCCAAGGATGCCGCCTTCACCACCATCGCCAAGAAGACGATGGAGGAAATCAAGGAGGCGTCCACCCTGCTCATGCAGCAGGCGCTCCACAATAAGGCGGACGGCGTCGTCGCCCTCATCGGGACCGCGTCGAGCGCCACCAGCATCATCGTCTCCTCGCCTTACGGCGTGAGCGGCGCTGGGCAGGGCTCGCTCCTCATCTCGGTCGGCGACACCATCGCCGTCCTCGATGACTCCAGCAGCAACGCCGTCCTTGGCCGCGCGCAGGTCACCGCCATCTCGAACAGCGGCGACAACGCGACCCTGACGCTCGCCAGCCCCGGCATCGCCGGGATGGACGTGTCGGACAAGCTCGTCAAGGCCACCGCGTCGGACACCTCGTTCAACGGCGCGATGAACGGCCTCATCAACATCACCAACCGTGGCGGGTCCTACGGGACGCTCCACAACATCGCGCAGTCCAGCTATCCCATCTGGGATGCCACCCGCATGGTCGCGGGCACGGACACGCCGGATGTGAACCAGCCGACCGAGTCGGACATCTGGGACCTCATCCAGAAGATTGCGGGGCGGTCGGGCAAGGACGCGATGGTGCGTCCGAAGGACTTCCTCCTCATGACGACCCCGGGCCTCGCCAAGAAGCTCATGGAGTCGATGGTCGGCCAGCGCCGGTTCACCGCCAGCGAGTTCTCGACCACCATCAAGGGCGGCTACAAGGCCCTTGAGGTCGCGGGCATCCCGATGGTCCAGGACTACTATGTCCCGGCTGGGACCATCTACCTCCTCCACCTCCCGTCGCTCGCGTGGGTGGATGCGAAGGATTGGGGCTTCGTCGAGTTCGAGGGCGCGGGCCCGTGGCGTTGGCTCCAGGGCCGCGATGCCTTCGAGACGACCTACGGCTGGTACGGGAACCTCGCCTGCCTGGCGCGTAACGCGCACGGGAGCATCACGGGGTACACCGACACGGCTCGCTACAGCCACGTCGCCTAACCTTCACTGGGTCGGGGTGGGGGCTCACAGCCCTCACCCCACCTGAGGATACCACATGCCCTATAACATCTTTGCGCCTATCCCGGGCCGGCTCGGCGTCCTGCCGAACCTGCTCGTGGGGCGGTGCGATGCCGCCATCGGCGACAGCGGTGCGACGACGTACAACTTCGGCTCGCATCCGGCGAAGTGCTACATCAATCGCGCCGTTGTCTCCGCGAGCGTGGTGCCGGCCTCGTCCGGCGGCACGATTCTCGGCGTCATCCAGAAGTACGATGCGTCGGCCAATGCGGCCGTCACCCTCACGGCGAATGTCGACCTTGAGGCGCTGACGGCGAAGGAGGGGCTGGCGGTTGCCCTCCTCTCCACGCTGTCTGACGCGCAGCGCACCCTCGATACGGGGGACACCCTCCAGTTCGTCGTCACGACCACCAGTTCGGTGGGCACGGCGGCCGTTGACCTCATGGTCAACATCGAACTGTTGGTGGAGGCGTAATTCGTGCCGGTGCTGCTCAACAGCGCCGGCCTGCCCGAGCCGCCTACGCATGTCGTAGCGCGGCTCCGGGCTCTCCACGCCGGACTTAGCCTCAAGTTTCTGACACACACCGGGGAGCACTGGGCCGTTTGTTTGGCCTGGGGACCAGAGGACCGGCGGTGGGAACGGGTGCAGACGGGCCAGACGGACCCCGCCAGCGCCTATGACATCATCGGCTATGTGCCGGTGGATTGTAGCATTGACGAAGCGCCAGCCCACTTGGAGCGGGTGTTTCGGATGTACCCGAAGGACGAGGTCCGCAATATGGCGGACCATGTGCAGGCGTATAACGAGTCCGCGCCGGTCGATGCCGCCATTGAGGAGGCGTTGGTCGAGGCGCTGGAGTCGCCGGTCGCGCCCAAGAAGCGCGGCCGCCCTAAGAAGGTTAGCTAACCCCTTTTCGAGACCGGTATGGCCATCAGTCGAGCTGAGTTGGTGACCTTGACGCGCGAGGTGATGGACGCGACGGGGTCGGAGCGGTGGTCGGACAGCACCATCAAGAGTGCGCTGAACCTCGTGTATGACGACGAATGGTCGAACCTGCTGAACGCAACGCAGTATTACACCTACGCGATGCGGACGGTCACGACCGACGCGAACGGGGTGGTGGCGTTCACCGACCTGAATAGTGGGGGCGGGGACAGCCAGCAGAACATGTACCGTATCCTGTCCGTCTCGGACGGGAATGTGCTGTATGGCCAAACCCGGTTCCAAGATGTGCCGCTGGCGACCACCACGAACTACCTGCCGACCTACCCCCGGCTGTACTACATCGTCGGGGAGCAGGCGCAAATCCTGCCGGTGGCCTCTGGCACGACGCTCTATGTCGCGGTCAACTACAAGCCGACCAGCTTGAGTGACCTGGCGACGGATGCCTCGACCATCACCTTCCCGCTGGGCGGGGAGTGGGTCTTGGCGAACGAGGCGGGGGCTCGGCTCCTCAACAAGGGCGGGGCCGAGTCCAATGCCGCGCAGGTCTTGAAGCGGGAGGCGGCGGAGATTCGCGCGGGGATGCTGGATGACATCCGGCGGCGCACGATTAACCCGACGATGCTCGCCTACCCTGACCAGAAGTACGACTGGGCGGGCGGCTGATGTCGCGCGAGAAGGTGGTCGATGGCCAGCCGACGATGGAAGGCGGCCTCAACAGCATCTCCGACGACATCGCGCTGGCCCCGAACCAGCTCCGGCAGGCTGCCAATGCGCGGCTCACGGATTACGGGGCCATCACGAAGCGGGGCGGGACGCAGCGCATCTCCAGCGCCGTCCTGTCCGCGCACCCTGTGCTCAACGGGTACAACTGGAGCAAGGACAGCGGGACCGAGCAGATTCTGGCTGTGGCCAACGGGACGCTCTACACCACGACCTACGGGGCGTTCCCGGTGACGTGGACGGGGCAGACCGGGGCGCTGTCCACGACCGTGGCCCCGACCTTTGCCCAGTTCCGCAACACGGCCGGGAACGACGTGGTCTTCATCGCCGACGGCGGCCTGCTCAACGAGTGGACCGGGTCGGCGCTGAACACGAACATCACCGGCACCGTCGCGGTCGATACGATTCAGGTCCACAACGAGCGGCTGTGGGGGACGGGCAACAGCTCGTTCCCAGACAGCATCTTCTATTCGGACATCAACAAGGGCGACACGCTGGGCAACGGGGCGCTGGGTGGCGGGCAGATTATCGTCCGCACCTTCGGCGATGAGGCGATTGTCGGGCTGGCCTCGATTAACACCAGCCTGCTCATCTTCCACCGGCGCGGTATTTCCCGGCTCACGGGGTTTGGGCAGGACGACATCACCGTCCAGCCGGCGGCGTTAACGGCCGACGTGGGGACGATTGCCAACAAGTCCATCGTCGCCTCGAACAACATCGCCTATTTCATCTCCGAGCGCGGGCTGTATCGCTGTAACGAGATGGAGGTCGCGCCGGTCGGGACGCCACAGCAGCCGGACCCGCTCCTCCCGCTCATCCGTTCGCTCTCCTCGGCGGAGTTTGACAACATCCGCTGCATCGTCAATCGGGCGACCAAGGAGCTGTGGATTTCGATTCCCGGCATCGGGTGCTACCAGTACCACTTGGTCCTCAATGCGTGGTCGGGACCGTGGGATAACGCCTATATCTCCCCCGACACGACGGCTTTCTTCGAGGTCATCGACGACGACGGGCTGCCGGTGGTGATGCGCGGGGATAACGATGGCTGGGTCTCGCTCTGCGATGCCCCGCTCATCTACACCGATAACGCCTCGGCGGCGGGGACGGGCGGGACGCCCTACACGATGGTGGCGCAGATGCACCGCTTCTACTGCGGGGACGATGCGCTGTCCAAGGCGCTGCGCTGGGGGTATGTCACGGCCCAGCTCAAGGGGTCCAAGAACTCTTCGGTGACGTGGAGCACCGACGAATCGGCGGGGAGCTACCAGCTGCCCCCCAGCTCGGCGGGGATTTGGTCGATTTTGGAGAACTGGGATACGGGGATTTGGGGTGGCTCGGGGAGCCGCAACTACCGCATCCCGATGGGTGGGACGGGCTACTACGTCGATATGACCATCACCGACTCAGGGGCGGCGCTGCCGGTCTTCAGTCGGGTACAAGTTGAAACCTTTGCGCTAGGACGCCGCTAATGGCTACCACGGTTGGCTCACATTCCGTTTCTGCCTTCGCCACCCCGGTGAACGGTGGCCCGCTCGACGCCAACGTCGTCCGGGGCAACGATAACACCATCCGCACCGCCTACGTCGCGCACGACGCCGACACGGGCATCCACGTCCAGTCCTCGACCCTGGCCTCACGGCCAGTCGCCGGGACGGCAGGCCGCAAGTGGATTACCGCCGACACGGGCGTCTACAAGCTCTGGTATGACGACGGGACGACGTGGCATGAGGTCGCCGCCGGGAACATCGACGTGTTCGTCATCGCGGGCGAGGCGCTGGTCAAGGGCGACGTGGTCAAGGTCACCGGGTACAACAACGGCACGGGGGCCCCGATTGTGGCCAAGGTCGCCAGCGCCTCGGATACGGCGTTCGGCATCGTCAACTCGACGACCATCGCCAATGGCGCGACCGGGTACATCACGAACACGGGCCTCATCTTGGATGTGGCGACCAATGCCTTTTCGATTGGCGACATCCTCTACCCGAACACCTCGGGCGGATTCACGGCGACCAAGCCGACCTCGGGCAACTACCAGGCCGTCGCCTTCGTCCTCCGCTCTAACGCCAACAACGGCGTCCTCTACGTCGAGTTCTCCTCCCCGCGCATCGTGGAGCGGTCGAACAATCAGGCCAGCACAGTCGTCCTCCGCGACGCCTCGGGCAACTTCAGCGCCGGGACGATTACGGCGGGGGCGGTGACCTCGACGGGCCTCGTCACCTTCGCCAGCCTCAAGGGGACCGGGGCCACGACGGTCACGAACATTCTGGACGAGGACAATATGGCCTCTGACAGTGCGACGGCGCTGGCGACCCAGCAGAGCATCAAGGCGTATGTGGATGCCAAGGTCGCCACGGTGGACACGCTGGCCGAGGTGCTGGCCAACGGGAACACGACGGGTGCCAATAACATCATCGTGACGGCTGGCCAGAAGATTACCACCAACACGATTGACGAGACGACCTCGGGGTCTGGTGTCACCATCGACTCCGTCCTCCTCAAGGACGATGTGGTCAACGCGACCGACATCGAGACGGGGACGGTCTCGGCCAACGACGGCACCACCAGCGCCACGATTGCGAACAGCACGGGCGTGATGACCATTGCGTCCTCGGTGCTGACCACGACCGACATCAACGGCGGCACCATCGACGGGACCACCATCGGTGGCTCTAGCGCCGCCGCTGGCACGTTCACGACCGTGGCCGCGACGACCGGGAACATCACCACGGTCAACGCCACCACGGTGGACGCGACCAGCGTGGAGGTCACGAACGTCAAGGCTAAGGACGGCACGGCCAGCATCACCATCGCCGACAGCACGGGGGCCTTGACCCTCAGCTCGGCGCTGGCGGATAGCAACCTTGCCACCATCTCCACGGCGGGTAAGGTCGCCAACTCGGCTACCACGGCCACCAGCGCCAACACGAACAGCGCGATTGTGGCGCGGGACAGCTCGGGGAACTTCTCGGCGGGGACCATCACCGCGAACCTGACGGGGAACATCTCCGGCACAGCCCCAGCGGGGACGCTGACCGGGACGACGCTGGCCGCGAACGTGGTCAGCTCCAGCCTTACCTCGGTCGGCACCCTGTCCTCGCTGACGGTCAGCGGCGACCTGACGGTGGATACCTCGACGCTCAAGGTCGATAGCACGAACAACCGCGTGGGCATCGGGACGGCGAGTCCGGCTTATGCGTTGGATGTAGTTGGCACATCGGCAACGGCTCTGCGGATTCGTGGCAGTTCGGCTTCGACCAACAATACCGCGATGCGTTTCTTCGGCGTCAATGCGAACGCCGATATGTGGGCCATTGGTAACGCGGTCTCAACAAACGACACCACCCGTATCTTTGAGATTTACGACCTCGTTGCCAGCGCGAGCCGTGTAAGCCTCGACGCTTCCGGCAACCTCGGCCTCGGGGTGACGCCGAGTGCGTGGTCGTCTGATGCGAAGGCGTTTCAGTTTTCAGGTGGCGCGTTGTCGGGTTTCCAAACATCGCAGGTCAACCTGACACAAAATGCGTTCTTGGACGCAAGCGCCAACTTTGTATATGTAACGTCTGCCGCCGCGTCGGCGTATCGTCAAATCTCTGGCGCACACTCGTGGCTCACCGCCGCCTCTGGCACCGCCGGGAACGCCATTTCGTTCGGCGACGCCAAGATGACGCTGAACGCGAGTGGGAACTTGGGGGTGGGGACGACGAGTCCGGCGGGAAGGCTAGATGTCCACGCACTAAATGCTACAGTAGCAAATAGTGGCAATATTGGCGTATACACAACGGATTCTCAAACCGTAGATTTTGGCGGCAGTTTGGCGCTGGGGGGGCTTGCTGACACGACAATTCAGTTTGCAAAACTCTCAGGAAGAAAAGAAAACGGCACGGCAAACAACAGAGACGGTTATCTGCAGTTTGCAACGTTCAAGAACGGTGTTGGCATTGCCGAACGCGCACGCATCACGAGCGGGGGGCGGTTGCTGGTTGGCACGACGACCGAGAATGCGTCGGGCGGTGTCATTCAGGTCTCAAACGGCATCACCTTTCCCGCCACGCAGTCGGCCTCCTCGGACGCCAACACGCTGGACGATTACGAGGAAGGCGAGTTTACGCCGACCGCGACGTTTACCACGCCGGGTACCGTCTCGACAGCTTCAGCCGTAGGCGTGTACACGAAAATTGGCAATGTGGTTACCGTGATGGGCCGTATCGCCGTGACGAAAGGCACCGCGTCAGGCGATGTGGTGATGGGCGGATTGCCCTTTGCCTCCATCAACCGGTCAACCTATCAAGTGCCGGGTTCGTTGTCGGTGGACGATTTCGGCGTAGCGGGCAAGGTCTATTACATCCTACTCGTGAACAACTCGACGGCACCAATTCTACAGACGCAGACCCAATCAACGGGCGTCGTCGCCACGTCAACGGCTGCTGATTTTTACGCAGGTGCTGGCACTATTCGCTATTCCTTCACCTACCACGTCTAAGGACATCCAATGCCTAAGTTTATTGAGAAGGTCTTCATCAGCGAGTTCAACATTCTTCCGTCCAAGAGCATCGGGGTCCGCAAGACCACCGAGGTGCTGAAGGACGGCGAAGTCATCAGCCAGACCTACTGGCGCTGTGTGCTGGCCCCGCACGACCCGCAGACGGATGCGGTGTTGGGCGACGAGCCGTACTACCTGACGCTGGCACAGGAAGCGTGGAAGGATGTGCCTGTGCCGGAGCCTGTCGTGGAAGCGTCTGCGCCTGAGCCAGTGGTTGAGGAACCGGTGGTGGAGCCTGAGGCGTAATGCCAAAGCGCAAGGTGGCCCTGAAGCGTCCGGCCCCGACCAGCCCGGAGAAGTGGGCGGCGGCCAAGGCCGAGGCCAAGGCCAAGTTCAAGGTGTATCCGTCGGCCTACGCCAACGCCTACGCCGCCAAGCGGTACAAGGCGATGGGCGGCGGGTGGCGGGGGGCCAACAACAAGGTGTCGGACAATGGCTAAGGGCGGCTTGGGCAAGTGGTTCGGCGAGGAGTGGGTGGACATCTCCCGCAAGGGGAAGGATGGCAAGCACCCGCCCTGTGGCCGGGACAAGGCGGATACGTCGTCCAAGGGCTACCCCAAGTGTCGGCCCAAGGCGGAGGCGGCCCGGATGTCGCCAGAG